CACCCCCGGCGAAATCGGTTTGCAATACTTTGTCTCCGACCTGCGGGCGGAAAGCGAACTGCCGGAAAATATCATCGCGGACGCCAAGACCGATTTGGCACTGGCAGCCCTGGCAAAAGTCGAATCCGACTTGTGCGGGGACTTGTCCAGCCTCTCCGGTGGTTCCATCGGCACGTCCGGCTCCGCCATCACCTGGGGCTACGTCGCGGCTGCCATCGCACAGGCACGCAACGCCAACAAGAACCCGAATGTCCCGCTGTCCTGCGTGATTCACGGCTACCAGTGGGCTGTGCTTGCGAAAGCCGCATCCGTTGCGGGTTCTTCGCTGGCACAGGCTCCTGGTGTGACCGAGGAAATCACCCGCACCGGCTGGGTTGCCACCTTCATGGGTGTTCCCATCTACCAGGTGTTCGCAGCTGCTGATACCAAATCCGACTTTATCGGCGGTGTGTTCCCTGCGACTGCCCTGGCAATTGACTGGCGGCGCGGCATCAAAGTGGAAGCCGAGCGCAACGCCTCCCGGCGCGGCACCGAGTTCAATATGTCCGCCGTGTATGCGCATGGTGTCTGGCGTCCTGCTTTGGGCGTCAAGATGACCTTCGCTGCCACCGCTCCGACTTCATAAGGAGAACTGAAATGACTGACGTTCATATCGCAACACTCTCACTCGGTTCCTATAACGGCGCGACCCACCTGCCTCTGGTGAAAGTCCCCAATGGGTACGGCGGCATCACCGTGCTGGAATCCTATCTTGTCGCACCAGGTGCCGGCACCGCCATTGGCGGTCTGCTGGTGACCTGCACCGATGCTGGCACCCCGGCAGTCAATGGCACCATCGGCAGTTTTGCCGGAACGGTTGTCACTGCTGCTGGCGTTCCCGCCGCTCTGACTATTTCAACCGCCTACGTTGCCGATGACTACTGGATCGGCTTTGACCAGACCTCCGGAACTGTTCCCGCTGGTACGTTCATTGTCATGTCCTACGTCATGGGCAAGGCAGCCTAACAGGTACTAACGATATGCGCGGGGATAGGTTCGTACGACTGACAAGCGGTGCTTCCTCCCACCGCTTCCCCGCGCCCTTTGGAGGCTTGTGAGAGAGGACACAGATGAGAATTAACTGGTTTAGCAACGCACCCTGGGCGTCAAGCGGGTATGGCAATCAGACCCGGCTATTTGCGCGCCGCATCAAAGACCTGGGACACCAGGTATCCATCACGGCATTTTACGGACTGGAAGGCGCAATCCTGAATATGGACGGGATGCCCGTCTACCCAAAGGGCTTGCAGCCCTACGGACAGGACATCATGAGCGCACACGCCAGGAACGCCAATGCCGACATTATCCTCTCACTGATTGACGCCTGGGTGATTGACCCGCGCCTCAACGTTCACGGCATCCCCTGGATACCCTGGTTCCCGGTGGACAGTGAACCGCTGCCAGCACCCGTCAAGCGTGCTGCGGCAGCAGCCTTCAAGCGGATTGTCTTTTCCCGGTTCGGTGAAAAGATGGTACACGATGCCGGATTGGACTGCTACTATGTCCCACACGGCTGCGACACCAACGTATACAAGCCAATGGATCAAGCGGAAGCCCGCACAGCGGTGCAATTCCCCCAGGATAAATTTATTGTTGGCATGGTCGCAGCGAACAAAGGGACACCCAGCCGAAAAGCATTCATGCCGCAGTTAAAGGCATTTGCCGAATTGCAGAAAAGGCACGGCGACTGTTTTTTATACCTCCACACCAACCGCAGCGAGCGCGGGGAAATGGAAGGCGTGAACCTGCCCGAATACCTGCGCTTTTTGGGCTTGCAGGAAGGGCGCGACTACGGCTTCCCCGACCCCTACTTGCAGATGCTGGGCTTCCCCGATGCCGTCATGGCAGCGATGTACAACGCATTTGATGTCAAGACCCTCGTCAGTATGGGTGAGGGTTTTGGTATTCCCATCCTCGAAGCGCAAGCCTGCGGATGCCCGGTGGTGGTGGGTGACTGGACAAGCATGGGTGAACTCTGTTTCTCCGGCTGGAAAGTCAGCAAGGCGGACGCCGAGCCATTTTGGACGCCCCTGGCAGCCTACCAATATTATCCGCGGTCAGGGGCGATCCTGGACGCCTACGAAGCCGCCTACCAAATGAAAGGCAACCAGGAATACCGCACCAGGGCGCGGGAGGGTGCGCTTGCCTACGATGCAGACCGGGTGACAGAGAAATACTGGAAGCCGGTGCTGGATGACATAGGTGACCATCTGGCGGACAACGCAATTGCAACCCGCAAGGTGGCGGCATGAAGCGCGCCATCTGCACATTTGGTACAGGCAAGCACGCCGAATACCTGGACGTTGCCATGCCGTCATTCATGCGCTTTGCCGCCCGGCACGGGTATGAAGTGATTGTCGCTGACAAAATTGGCACAGCCCGCCCGCCCAGCTGGTACAAGGTGCGGATGCTGCAAGAGGCACTGAAAGACTATGACGCCGCCCTGTGGATTGACGCCGATGTGGTGATTGTGGACAGCCGGGAGGACTGGCAGCACGATCCGAAGTACTGGCAGTCAATGGTCAAGCACCAGACGGGTGACGGGGAAGTCCCCAATCACGGCATTTGGTACGTGACGCAAGCCATGACCCCGATGCTGGACGCAATATGGGGGCTGGAACGCTATCGTTTTCATGGCTGGTGGGAACAGGCGGCATCCATGTCGCTGATGGGATACGACCCGGACAACCGACCCTGCCGGAATACTGCACCCACGCCGTATTATGAGGCAACGCAGTTTATTGACCCCGGCTGGAACGTCCACAAGTGGGACAAGAACAAAAGCAAACACAACCGATTTATGCACGCCACCATGTACGCTGACGTACTTGGAACCATGCAGGATTGGGCGGAGATGGCAATATGAAAATCATCATCGCCAATGGACCCGGACAGATCAACAACGGAATGGAGGTGATCCTGTTCCCCTCTCGCTGCGACTCGGCAGTGCCTAGCAAGCCGTTTGCCTACTATCCCTATGAACTGGCGTATTTATCCACCCTACTGAAGCGGGAAATGCCCGAAGCAGAAGTCAAGTTAATTGACGGCAACTATCCGGGCTGGACACCGCGCCAATACGCCTATGAAATCAGCATCCACAAACCCGATGTACTTATCACCGAGTGCAGCGCGCTAACCTACGAAACCATGACCGGCATCATGCAGCTGGTCGGGGCAAAAACAAATATCCTCACTGGTCCCTATGGCATGTGGAAACCGGAGAAAGCCCGCAGCGATGGCTGGACGCACGTCATCAAAGGCGAATACGAAGCCAAAGTGCTGGCAATTCTCCAGAGCAAGCCGGAACTGCAGGGATTTATTGACCTGGACTGGCTGCCATTCCCGGAAGACCAGGACATCTCCCGGATCGCATACAGCGAAGCCAGCGACCCGATGCCGGGGATGATCCAGGTGTACCCGACACGCGGCTGCCCGCTATCCTGCACCTTCTGCGTCACCCCGCTATATTATGGCGGACATGGACACAACCGGGGCAACCACCGCACCCGCGACATTGAGAACGTATGCGATGAAATTGAATACCTGGCGCGTAAATACCCGACTATGAGCGGGTGTTTCTTCAACGAGGAAAACCACAGCGCCAACACCGACTGGCTGTCGGCATTTGCTGAAGCCTTGATTACAAAAGGCTTGAACCGCTTTATCTATGACGCCATGTGCGGCTACTGGACATTTACAGAAGACCTGGTAAAGCTGCTGGCACGCGCCGGGTACAAGCAGCTGCGCATCGGGATCGAAAGCACCAGCGACAAAGTTGGCAAGCGCATCCTGAAAAATGTGCGGGTGGAAAAAGTGGAGCAGTTTATGCGCTGGTGCAAGGCGGTTAATATCCGGGTATATGGCACGTTTATGATTGGAGCGCCGGGTTCCACCGAAGAAACAGACCTGGAAACCCTGCGGGCATTGGAATATTGGCGATTGAAGGGCTTACTCACCCGCTGCCAGATCAGCACCGCCACACCGCAGCCAGGCACGCCCTTCCACCGTGAAGCGATGGAAAACGGCTGGCTGGTATCGGACGACATCAACCGATACGACTTTTGCACCCCTAACCTGTCCTACCCGGACTACCCGGCGGACAGGATACGACTTGTGCGAGGTGGGCGATGACATTCTTATCGGTCTACACCCCCACCTATAAACGCCCGCAGGCACTGGCACGCTGCAAGGCAAGCGTGGCAGCACAGACTATCCCCACCGAACACGTCATCATAGTGGATGAAATCGGCATCGGGATTGATGGAATGTACGGAGCCATCCAGGACCACGCCGGGAAGGTCAATGGCGAATATGTCCTCGTTTTGAGCGATGACAACTACATCATTCACTCCGACTTTGCAGAACGATTGCAGGCGGTATCCCTCGAAGCCATGCGCCCGGATGTGATCGTGTTCAAAAACGATATCGCCGGGCTTTGCATTCAGCCGGTGGAGTGGGGGCGAGTGGTTTATGGCAACATTGACCTGTCCTGTTTTGCCGTCAAGCGGCGCATCTGGCAACGCCATTCGGACGCCTGGGGCAAGAACTACACCGGGGACTTTTACTTTATTCACACGCTGGAAAAGCTGGGCTACACCTTCCACTGGTGGGACAGTTTGGAGATACGGGCATCCCGTATCAGTCAGGGGGTGGCGGAATGAAATACATTGACCCTCCCAACAAGCTATTGAAACACATTGACCGGATTGCAGACATCATGAACGAAACGCCCGTCATTCCCATCAACGTGGAAATTGATCTGACAAACCGCTGCAACCTGGGCTGCCAG